TGTGTTCGTGAATCAATTCGTGTAACAACAGTTAAGCCATCAGGATCAGTTTCAATTCTTTCTGGTGCAACTCCTGGAGTTCACTGGGGACCTGGAGGAAACTTCTTCCTTCGTGCAGTTAGATTTGGAAACACAGATCCAATGATGCACTTGTTCAAAGCAGCAGGGTACACAATTGAAGACGACGTAGTATCAGCAAATACATCAGTAGTTTATTTCCCAATAAAGTCAGGTCATCCAAGATCTGAAAAAGATGTAACATTGTTTGAAAAGATTGCACTTGCTGCAACTGCTCAAAAGTATTGGTCTGACAATGGAGTTTCTGTAACATTATCATTTGATAAGGAAACAGAATCAAAGCATATTGTTCCAGCACTCAATATGTACGAGGGACAGTTAAAGGCTGTCTCATTCCTACCAATGGGAAACACGGTTTATCCTCAGCAGCCATATACTCAAATCACTGAAGATCAGTATGAGTCATATGTTGGTAAGTTGAAGCATATTGACTTTAGTGCAATTTACGACGGTGTAGACAATCTTGAGGCTCAAGGCGAGGCTTATTGCACTACAGATTACTGTGAAATAAAAGTATCTTAGTATGATAAAATAGACTTATAATGTCTAATCCATCAAACCTATATGCAGAAAAAGTCTTTGCTGAGCATCCAACTGGTCTATGGGCATTGGATGATAAAGCAGACTATATTTCTTTAATTTCTGAGCCTCAAAGAAATCTTTTAAACTGGGAAATTACTGGTGGTACCCATCAAGAGTATTCTCAGTCAGTAGACGAGCCATTTATAAATAGTTACGTAGGAAAGATAACTGCCACTCCAACAAGTAGCGAGACTGCATCAGTTATAGCAATAAGTAGCAACATAATGAATTTATTAGATTTTAATCAATACCTAAAAACATTTTCTGTTGGTGCATACTTTTATTCTGAGAGTTCTTATGTTGCAGGGTTTGAAATTGGATACCAATACACAGACACAACAAGTGGGCAAGATATAACTCATCTAAAGAATTATGACACGATAGTTAACAAAAATTGGATTTTTATATCAGAAACATTTGATACACCGCCAGACAATACAGAAATAAGATTGGTCTTTAAGATCAACTTTATTGGTGGGTCAGAAGATCCAGATGTATTTTTAGTAAATGGTATAACCCTTGGTCAATGGTCAGAAGAGTTTGCGTCTACCTCTTTAGGTGTTTATCCAACAGACATCCCTTCTATCATTTCTCTTCCTTCACAAAAGGGAATTGTTGCAAAGTGTTATGGACTTCAAGAATTAAACGGATACTATCTTGTTTCAGATAACATGCTAAAAGCAAAAAATTCTGGTATACCAATTGTTTACGGAACTTCAAGCCTTACAACGCTATATCCAAATGGATTAAACCCATCTTTAATAGTTCCTGGTGTTGGCATGTTAAATGAGTCTGGTAAGTTTAGACAGTACACGCTGGAAACCTGGCTTAGAATAAATTCTTATAGTAATGACAGAAAAAGAATAATTGGTCCAATTGCCTCACAAGATGGAATATATGTAGACGGCCCTTCTATTGGACTAAAGATAGGAAATGAGTACAAGACTTATTATGTAGGTGAATGGACAAGGCCAATGCTTGTTCACTTAAGAGTTGGAAAAGATACATCCTCTTTACTTGTTAACGGTCAAGAAGTAATATCTTTAAATTATTTAACAGAGTCTCTTTCTTTGCCAGCAATGCTAAATGGGGTCAAGGATCAAGATTGGATAGGATTTTATGCACACGAAGATATTTATCCAATAGAGATTGACTGTGTAGGAATATACCCTTATGTAGTTGCAACAGCAGTAGCGAAAAGAAGGTTTGTGTTTGGTCAGGGTGTTGAAATTCCAGAAAATATTAATACTTCTTATAGTGGAACATCTGTTTTTATTGATTATGAGTTTGCAGACTATACATCAAATTATTCATATCCTAAAATTGGATCTTGGAATCAAGGGTTTAGTGACAACACTTCTATTAGAAACAAATCTCTTTCTGTTACTTCTCATCCATTGCCAGAAATGTTTTTATCTTCAAAAACTAAAGAAGAGTTGTTTTCAGATTGTAAAGAAATTCAAAGACCTAGTACTAAAAACTTCTTTTCATTTAGACCTAACTCCTCTTGGAACCAAACTTCTGCTTATATATTCTTTAAAAACTTTGACTTTTTAGGAAGTAGTGTTTCTGGTTTTTATGGATGTTTTCAAATCCCACAAACTTCTGCAACTGCTCAAACACTTTTTAAAATTGAAAAAGAAAATACCAATAGTTATTTTTTAATACAGTTATTAAATAACCAGATATCCTATATAATAAAATATGGAGAAAATGTAGAAACAATCTATTCTCCACTTGTTGCACAGCCAGGAGAACTAATTGATGTAGGTTTAAACATACCATTATTTGTTTCAAGGTTTGGAAGTCCAGCATCAGACTTTTTTGGATCTTTGTCAGATTTAAGAATGTATGTTGCTGGAGATAAAAATGGACTGTCTACTTTCACTGGCAATATATACAATATAGGATTTTGCACAGCATATAATTTTCAAAAAATTAGATTGTTGTTTAATGAGATAGGTGTACCAATTTGGAATGAAGATCTCTTCCCTATTTATCAAAACAATCAACTAATAAATATAGATGGAGGAATAGACACAACCTCAATGCCACCATCTGGTGGATTGACCGATACGGCTAACGGTGCTCTATCTGGTGGAGGAGTTGTTACCATTGAAGAAGACTCATTGATGGACCACATTGCAAGTTATACTCTTTTGCCAGTTACAGCCTTCAATGAATACAAACTTGCAGTATCTTCAAGTGCATATTGGGAAGACCAACTACCTTTAACATATTTTGCTGAGTCTGTTCTAGACAAACGAGGGGACCAATACTTTGATCTTGATTTTATTCAGTTTAACATAGACTACCCAATATCATCAAAGACTATAGCAATAGAGACTGTTCCACAAGATTGGACATACGCAGACTTATCAGATGAATACGGTATGCCCGTACAAAGGACATACACATCTTTAGATAATTATTTATTTACTGGCTATAACGATTACGAAGATTTAAAAAATAAAATATCAAAAGATTATAGATACGATACCGATGGCGCACTTGTAAAAAGTTATGTAACTTTTCAATATACAGAATTAGGAGCAAACCAAACATCTTTCTATTTTACAAAAACAGAAAGACCACCTAGAAATGGTGTCTTAGTCCCTGGACAAGACTGGATGACAACAAAATATGAGGTTGTTGACAACATGATTATTTATCCTCCAAGAGGAGTAGATTTTAATGACTTGTCTATTGTTACACACATAGAGATAAATGTAAAAGATTCAGAAACAAATAATGTATCAATTAAAAAGTTATCTTATGCTTCTCAAGCATTAAATGAATCTGATGCAAGCCCGATTGGAACTAGGTTTGGAACATCCGTATACCCATACACAAAAACAGGAATATATTATAATTTTAAAAAGAACAACCCATTCTCAATTTATAATGGATCTTCTCCATACCTATATCTAACAAAAACAAGTGGAATACAACTTAAAGGCAAATATGATCCACTAATAAATAGAGGTCTTTCGATACCAGTAAACTCTAGCAGATCAGAAGGTTTTAAGGTAATTGCTATGCAAATGGCTGTAAGATTTGATGGCGATTATTTTCCATATGCACCAACTCAAATATTTGAAATACAAAGCAAAGACTCTTACATAAAATTCTATATGGTTGCAAGTGATCCAACAGGAAGAAGAGCAAAGATTTATGCAATTGATGCAAAGACTGGACTTGTTCAGGACGGTATTGGATTTTATTGGAACGGAAAGGTTGTCAAAGAACCAGTTTTGACTCTTCAGGAATGGGGATTTCTTGGAATTAATTTTTCAAGTAGTTTAAACTTTTCATTTTTTGAAGGGGCAGTAAGACTAACTGGTCCACTGCTATTTAACAACATTTCGTACTACCAATCTACAAACCTGCAGGAAGTTCAGAGCATAGCAGAAAGACCGTGGTTTAGGGTTAAGGTTTTGGGGTCTTATCCGCTTGATTGGGAATTCTGGGATAGTGGGTCCTTTAATTGGAATAAGGTTCTTGTTTTGTCAGAGACAAGTTATTATGGAGTAAACCCTTCAGACGTTTATAAGAGTTATACGGGAACAAACAAAATTGTTGTAGATGATGAAAGGCCTGTAAGGTTTGGAGAGTATACATATACAATATTTACCGATGTGGTTTGGAATCAGTTTACACTCGATCCAGCATGATATGGTATACTTATGGTTATGGATTCACTAATAGACCCAAAAACTGGTCAGCCAATTGTAAAAAATGTCAAACGCCAAGTCATTGAAAAGAACTATGATTGGGGTCTTTATGTATATAAAAAAGCAGATGGTAAATGGTTTACAGATGGCAATGGATCAGTTCTTAATATTCCTTCAGACAAAAATGACATATCGAGAATGGCAGAACTAAAAAAGACTGCAATGTATTATGGAGATCCAGGAGATGGTACCTGCGTATTTGTTCCAGGACTAACAAGAGTTTCAGAAGAAGAATATTCTGAGCAAGTTGATCGTATGAAGTCTGGACTTATTCCAAACTTAAACGACCTCGGTGCAGTTCAAGCAGCAAAAGATACAATTGCTAAATATGGAGATGAGGATTAATCATGGAAGATAATGAGTACGAAATCGGTGCAAGAATTGATGATGCAATAAAGAAAGACGATACTTTTTCAAAGTCAGATCCGTTTAACGGAAATTGGGATTCATTAAAATCTCTTGACGGATTAGAAGCAAATTTTAAAAGACGCATAAGCAGATCTTCAACAAAGATGGTTGAACCAACAACTCAATATACAACTGCAGCACTTGCTGGAAAAAGCGGTATTGATGGAGCACAGTCAAAAGAGATAAACCCAGGACTAGTATATGTAAACGGATATGGAATGTTTGATGTTATTACTCCACCATGGAACCTTTATGAATTAGCAAACTACTATGATACATCTTTTGCAAATCATGCAGCAATTGATGCAAAAGTAGAAAACATTGTTGGACTAGGTTACGAGTTTAAGGTTTCTCAAAGAACAATGATGAGACTTGAATCATCAGAAGATAATAGTGCAACACAGAAAGCAAGAAAGAGAATTGAACGAGCAAAGATTGAAATGCGTGACTGGCTTGAGTCACTTAATGATGATGACTCATTTACAGCAACAATGGAAAAGGTTTATACAGATCTTCAATCAACAGGTAATGGATACTTAGAAATTGGTAGAACCACTCGTGGTGAAATTGGTTATGTTGGTCACATACCGTCAACAACAATGAGAGTTAGAAGAATTAAGGACGGATATGTTCAGATAATTGGAAATAAGATAGTCTACTTCCGTAACTTTGGAGCAAAAAACCAAAACCCATTAACAACAGATGCTAGACCAAACGAAATAATTCACTTCAAGCAATACTCACCTCTGAATACATTTTATGGAGTGCCAGACATTATGTCGGCAATAAACTCACTACATGGAGACTCACTTGCATCACAGTATAACATTGACTACTTTGCAAATAAAGCAGTACCACGATACGTTGTAACACTAAAGGGTGCAAAACTTTCTGGAGACGCAGAAGATAAGATGTTCCGATTCTTACAGACAAATCTCAGGGGGCAGTCACACAGAACGCTATATATTCCACTTCCAGGTGATAGCGAAAATAATAAGGTAGAATTTAAAATGGATCCCATCGAAGACGGAATACAAGACGGCTCTTTTAAAGAGTATCGTAAACAAAACCGTGATGACATCCTAGTAGCACATCAAGTGCCACTGTCAAAACTTGGAGGTGGCGATTCTGGTTCTATTGCAGCAGCACTTGCACAGGATCGCACCTTTAAGGAGCAGGTTGCAAGACCAGCACAAAGACAACTTGAAAAAATGATCAACAAGATTGTTCGTGAGAAGACAGACATTCTTGATTTTTCATTTAATGAATTAACCCTTACAGACGAGATTGCCCAATCTCAAATTCTTGAAAGATATGTTAAGAATCAGATTATGACTCCTAACGAAGCACGAGTTCTTTTGGATATGCCACAAAGAGAAGGTGGCGATGAGGTGCTAGAACTTAAACCCGCAGCAGCAGCCGAGGCAAATACAACAAGGGCAAGAGATTCTGAAAGAACAAATAATAACTCTGATAGTACATCTACAGTTTCTGGAAGAGCCCCAAAGGGAGAGGGAAGAAAAACCCCTTAATGTCCCATATGTCCACATTGTGATATATGTATAAAAAGGGCTTATAATATAATGGTGAGTAATATATCCAAGGCCCATTGGAATTCAGATGGGGAAAGTCTTCGTCTATCTATGCCTTTTAGTAAGGTTGATAAAGAACGACGTATAGTTTCAGGTTTTGCATCTCTTGACAATCTTGATAAACAGATGGATATTGTAACTTCAGAAGCATCAATGTCAGCCTTTGCAAAATTTCGAGGTAACATTAGAGAGATGCATCAGCCATTAGCAGTTGGCAAGATGATTAACTTTAAAGAAGATAAGTACTTTGATCCAGAATCAAAGAAGTTTTACAAGGGCGTATTTGTATCAGCATATGTTTCAAAGGGTGCACAAGATACATGGGAAAAGGTGCTCGATGGAACACTTACTGGTTTTTCTATTGGTGGAAGAATGAACAAGTGGGATGATGGTTATGATGAGAAGTCAGAAACACAGATTAGAATTATTAAGGATTATGATTTAATTGAGTTGAGTCTTGTAGATTCCCCAGCAAATCAGTTTGCAAATATTGTATCAGTTGAAAAAGTTGATGGCGTAGATGTTATCAAAGGAGATTCAACAGTATTAGAAAATGTTTTTTATGATAAAGAAAATGGAATTGTTATTTCATCTGAAAATGAATCAGAACTTAGCCCAGTTACTGGAGAGCAGATGGAAAATATAGGGTTCGTTGAAAAAACGGATGATGAAAAAACAATAATGATAAAATTCTTAGTTGATAGTGCTAAAGGCATTAATACTTCTAAGATTAACAAGGAGGTACAACCTATGACAAAATCAAAAACACAAGTTGAAAAAACAGATGTAGTTGAAGACGTTGTGGTCGCTCCAGAGGCAGATGCCGTGGTTGAAGAAGTTACAGAAGAAGTTACAAAAGCAGAAGAGACAGAAACAGCAGATGTTGTTAAGTCAGATGAAGCAGCAGTAGCAAAAACTGAAGAAGCACCAGTTGCAGAAACAGTTGAAGAAGTAGCAGACGCAGACGCAAATGTATCTAAGTCAGACGATGTAGTTGAAGCAATTACTGAAATCAAGAATAATCTAACATCAGCCTTTAGCGATCTATTGTCAACAGTAAAATCTTTGCAAGCAGAAGTAGAACTTCTTAAGTCTTCAAAGGTAGACCTTGACACAGTAAAGAGTTCATTCGAAGCAGTTGCAAAAGATATTGCAGCAGTTTCAGGTGAATTTAATGAATTTGGAAAACGAGTAGACGCTGTGGAAGCAGAAACCGCATTCCGAAAGTCTGGAGATATCGGCGATATCTTACAGTCTCAACCTGAGATGGTTGAAAAATCCCTATGGGGCGGTAGTTTCCTCAAAACAGCCGATCTATTCAAATGAACAAATCACTAGGAGGTGACAATATGTCAGAAGAAATAATCAAAAACCAGCCAGGCGCAGGTGGAGATCTAGGTGGAACAACACCAGGACTTTACCAGGGTCAAGGTGCTTTCGCATCAGGTGGAATTGGTGGAGTATCAACACCAGGTGCAAACACACTTGGAAACATTCCAACAGCAACTCTTGGATCTACAAGCGGAGCAAACGCTGTTAACCCTAGTGGTTCAGCGGCTTCTGGAATTTTGCGCCCTGAGCAAGCACGTCGTTTTATCGACTATGTTTGGGATGCAACAGTATTAGCAAAGGATGGCCGTCGTGTAACAATGAAGGCTAATTCAATGGAACTTGAGAAGGTAAACGTCGGTGAGCGTGTAATCAGAGCAGCAGCGCAAGCAGTTGGTAACTACACAAACACAGGTGCAACATTCTCTAAGGTCGAACTTACTACCAAGAAGATTCGT